CAAGTCTTTCTGGTGCATATGGTTTATGGTGGTCTTATCCTAGTGCTGGTGGACCTGCTGCAAACCTTTCGAGCCACGGGTTAATGTGTATCGTTAACGGATCTTTCTACGCTTCTCTTGATGCAAGCACGAGAGCTATCTCAGATATGCGCACACCGATTTACTATGATCTAAACGACACTGGATATTATCTAGACCCTAACAGTACAAGCAACTCTGCGCTTCGTATTCGTGGTGGTGCGCTGCACGGACCTAACACAACTTGGGGCGCGTATCTTTATGTAGGCACTGACGGTAGACCTAGTTCAGACGCTTCTGTTTGCGCTACAAACGGAAACCTACACATTGACTGTGCTAATGGTTATCTGAGTTATTTTAACTATTACTCTGGTCGCCCAAATTTGTTTTATGGGGATGCTCGTGCTCCAATTTTTTATGATTTAGATAACACTGGATATTATACAGACCCAGCAAGCACTTCTGTTGTAAATCTTGTAAATGCTGCTACTGCATATGGAAGAACTGCTCACACCAACGGGCATCTTCGTGGTGGTTATAATAACATTGGGGCGAGCGAAGGGCAAACAAGTCCAATCTATTGTATCGGTTCAAGTTACGAACCAGCCGCAACAACACTATCCAACATGTATGGTATTGGATTTACAGCGAGTGGATCATTTTTCCCATCAGGTGCATCAGGATGGGGATTATATGTTGCTTCTGATGGTAATGCTAGAATATTCTTATCTGGCGGTAACGGTGCAATTACAGCAACGGGTAACATCACAGCATATGCGTCTGATAGAAGACTAAAAACTAATATTAAACCAATCACCAATGCTCTTGACAAATTAATGGCGATTAATGGTGTTGAGTTTGACTGGGTAGAAAACATTACTGATATTGGATTTCAGCCACAAAGCATGCATGAAACTGGTGTTATAGCACAAGAAATTCAAACAGTAATACCAGATGCTGTGACTCTTGCTCCGTTCAATAAGATAGCAACAGATATTCAAGGGATTGATAATGAGTATTTGACCGTTGACAAAGAAAAAATCGTACCATTACTCATCGAAGCAATCAAGGAACAACAGAAACAGATTGAAGAGTTAAGAATGTTGATTGTCAGAAAAGTCTAAATATATTAAACAGAGGATTAAAAATGCCGCTTCCGACTTCAGGAGTCATCAGTTTACTAGATATAAATAATGAGTTCGGTCGTGGATATGATTTGAACTCATATCGCGGAACTCAGTATTACACAAGCTCTGCTGGACCATTTACATTTTCGTCGGGGCTAATTGATTTTGATGACTTTTATGGAACAAGATTAACTTCTGCGGGTGGCACTTTTACACCAGCCAGTGGTTTGGTTAGTGATAGTGGTGCTACATTTGTTTCAACAATTATTACTTGCACACAATCAGCCACATGGACATGGACAAGAACTTCTGGATCATTTGGTAGTGTTGATCTTGGTGCCGCTAGTGGTGGAACTGCTAGTGCTTCATCTATTCAATTCAGTTTAAGCGGTCCTAGTTTTACCACAAGATTTACAAGATGGAGTTTATCTGCAACATCTGGTAGCACCAGCTCAACTTGGACTGTAGAATTAGCCACTGAGGGAGAATTTTAAAAAATGCTTACATACACATGGAAATTGATTAGTTTAAGAAAGACAAATGCAGCAAATTTGAGCAATGTTGTAATTGGAACAACCTGGACTTTGACGGGTACAGACGCTGACAATTACTCAGGCACATTTAATGGTGCAACGCCATTTAGGTCTGCAGAACTTGACCCGAACAACTTTATAGATTATAATAGTTTAACGGAAGAAATTGTTCTTGGTTGGATTCAGGCTGTTGTTGTTGGCGGCTATATGGATCATGTAAACGAGCAAATCAACAAGCAGATCCGTGACAAGAAGAATCCAGTTGATGATGCATCTGGAAACAATCTTCCATGGGTTGTATCGACTAATAATGAGACTGTTTAATAAAAGAGGATGACTATAATGAATAATGTTACAACTGAAACTGTGATTACTCTAGAGTTGAATGTGAACGAAGTAAATCTTGTATTGGGTGCGCTTCGTGAACTTCCACACCGCATTGTCAACGACACCCTAAATAAAGTTGTTGCACAAGCACAGAGCCAAATGCCACAGCAGCCACCTGCACCATCGGCATAATAAATAGATGATATTGGTGATGCTATTGTGAAAAATACAAAATAAGGTATAATTTAAATGGCATCACCAGCATCTAGATCTCAACTAAAAGATTACTGTCTCCGTAAACTCGGATTTCCTGTAATTGATATCAATGTCGATGACGATCAATTAGAAGATCGCATTGATGATGCATTGCAGAAGTTCCGCGATTACCATTACGACGGCACAGAAGAGATCTATCTGGCTCACCAAGTAACTTCTGGAGATATTGCTAATACTTACATTCAAGTGTCGGACAATATCTCTGGGGTTACTCGTCTGCTTCCAATTAGTTCTGGGTCTATTAGTTCTTCTAGTTCTCAAGGGTTTAACATCTTTGACATCAACTATCAGATTAGACTCAACGATTTCTATAACCTTCTATCCAGTTCGTACACTTATTATGTGATTGCAAGAGAACACCTTGCAATGCTTGATATGATTGTTACTGGTGAGATTCCATTCTCATACAATAAAAAAGTAAATCGAATCAATCTGTATATGGATTGGGCTGGTCGACTTGCGGTTGGCGATTATATTGTCTTTCAGGCAACTCAAATTGTTGATCCAGCAGTATACACTAAAGTCTTTAATGATTCTTGGTTGAAGTCATATACTACCGCATTGTTCAAGATGCAATGGGGCAACAATCTAAGCAAATATACAAACTACACGCTACCAGGCGGTCTTGTAGTAAACGGCGAGAAGATCTACAACGATGCAGTTGCTGAGATTGAACTGTTGCACACCAAGTTACGAGAAGAATACGAGCTTCCACCACAGATGATTGTGGGATAATCTTATGCCAGTAAGTGTGTACTTCAACAATCAAGGCGCTACAAGAGAACAGTTTCTTGTAGAAGATCTCATTATCGAGTCGATTAGGAATCACGGTATTGATATCTATTATTTGCCTAGATCTTCTCAATCAACGCTAGATGAAATCTTTGGCGATGATCCAGTTAAATACTTTAACGCTGCATATAAAATAGATATGTACCTTGAGACTTTCAATGAGTTTGAAGGTAATCAGGAATTTTTTGCGAAGTTTGGTTTAGAAATTCAAAAGACAGCAAAGGTTGCTGTTGCACGAAGAACCTTTGAGCGTGCAATCTCTACAACAATTCGCAACACGCCAAAAGAAGGCGATCTAATCTATCTTCCTGTTCAACAAAAATTGTTAGAGATAAAACAGGTTGAGGAAGAAAAGAACTTCTTCCAAGCAGGAAAACAAGCACCGTATATGTATGGGCTTACAATAGAAACATTCAGATACAACGGCGAGTTGATAAAAACTGGCGTTGAAGAGATTGATAACATTGGAAATCTTGAAGCATTTGCATTGGAATACACAATGAATGCTGGTGGCACTGGCACTTATGACGATATGGAAATTGTCTATCAAGGCGCGTCATTGGCTGCTTCTACCGCAAGAGCATATGTTGCTGATTGGAACAAACCAAACCGCATCTTGAAACTTCGAAACATCAAAGGTGAGTTTACCAATAATGTTGCGATCGTTGGTGTCACTTCAGGTGCTTCGTGGTCAATGGGAACTGTTGACACTATGGAAGATGCTAACGACGGCTTCGATGACAATGTTGAGATTGAAAACGAGGCTGATAATGTTCTTGATTGGACAGAATTAAATCCATTTGGAACGAGTAACGAATAATGCTTTCTAGACAGCATTTCTATCACAGAATCACAAGAAAACTGGTCGTAGCATTCGGCACGATGTTCAACAACATTCGTTTAGTCAGATACGATAAAGCAGGAACAACAGAGATCGAACGAATCACTGTTCCTTTGTCATATATGGCTAAAGAAAAGTTTTACCAGCGTTTACAGCAAGATCCTGGGCTAGACCAAAGAACTCAGATTACATTACCACGCATGTCGTTTGAACTCACATCAATCACATACGACCCTTTGCGCAAAAGAAGTTTATTTTCTCAAGAATTTAGTCCAAACTCAAACACGACAATTAAATCTGCTCAAATTGCACCATACAACTATAACTTTCAGCTGAACATATTTGTCAGAAACACTGAAGATGGCACGCAACTCATAGAGCAAATTCTTCCATACTTCACACCAGACTATACACTAACAGTTGACCTTGCTGATGTTGGTAACAATGTCGATGTTCCAATTATACTTGAGTCTGTTGATTATTCTGTGTCTGATGATGTTGGTACATCAGAACAATTAAGAACACTAGTGTGGACACTAACATTTACAGTCAAAGCGTATCTTTATGGACCGATTAATGGCAACACCAAGATTATTCGCAAGGTCACAGCAAATACTTATGACAGCACTTATATCGAAACAGGTGAAAGAAAGATTAATCTGAGTTCTGGTTCTGGTGATTACAAAATAGGCGAGCTGGTGTTTGAAGGAAAAACTATCAATGCTGCTAATGCCTCTGGGTTTGTTAAGGCTTGGGATAATAGAGCAAATCAAATAATTGTTACCGATGTTGCTGGCGCTTTGTTTATTGGCAAAAAATTAACAGGCGCAGTCACTAATACTGCATATACAATAAATACATTTGATCTTAATGATAATCAGTTGGTCAACTTGACAGTAACACCAGACCCATCTAACGCAAACGCTAATAGCGACTTCGGCTTTACTGAAACAATTGAAGAATATCCAAACATTACATAATTTATGAGTGAAGTAGATAAAAATCTAGCCGAAATACTTAACACTGATTATATTCCTGCAGTAAAGGAGGAAAACAAAAGTGTTACTATTCATGAGTCAGACAGATCAGCTGATAATCCTGACGCTGACTATTCTCGTTCTAATTATTACAACCTTATCGAAAAGGGTAACGAGGCTTTGGACGGTATTCTTGAAGTGGCGAGAGAATCGCAGCACCCAAGAGCGTATGAAGTAGCAGCCAACATGATCAAGAATCTCTCTGATGTCACAGAGAAACTCATGATTCTTCAGAGGCAACAACAAGAATTGCAACCAAAAGAACCAGCTGGTCCTACGAATATCACTGTTGACAAAGCCGTGTTCGTTGGTTCTACAGCAGATCTATTAAAGCAAATAAAAAATGAGTCTTAAGTTAAAGCATTACCTTGGGAACCCACACTTAAAGCGTGTGAATATGCCAATGCAACTCACGGAAGAACAAGTCCGTGAGTATGTTAAATGCGCAAAAGATCCAATCTACTTTATCGAAAACTATGTAAAGATTATTACTCTTGATAAAGGTTTCGTTCAGATATCTTTATATCCATTCCAGCGCCAAGCTGTCAAAGACATTAACGACAATCGCCGTGTTATAGTAAAGGCAGGTCGTCAGGTCGGTAAGACTACGATGGTCGTTGGCTATATTCTTTGGTATATTTTGTTTAACGAAGATAAGTTCGTAGCCATTCTAGCCAACAAAGCACCAACAGCTCGCGAAATTCTTAATCGCATTAAAATTGCATATGAGGCTTTACCGCTATGGCTGCAACAAGGTGTTCGCACCTGGAACAAGGGTGATATTGAACTAGAAAACAATTGTCGCGTGATGGCTACATCTACCGCTTCTAGCGCGATTCGTGGTTACTCTATCTCGTTACTATATCTTGACGAGTTCGCATTCGTTCCAAGTAACATTGCTGATGAGTTTTTCACCTCTGTATACCCAACCATCTCTTCTGGTACACAGTCGAAGATCCTAATTTCTTCCACGCCAAATGGTATGAACCATTATTATCGTATGTGGACGGAAGCTGTTGAAGGTCAAAATGGCTTTAAGCACATTGAAGCCAACTGGCGACAGGTTCCAGGGCGCAATCAAGCATGGGCAGATGACCAAAGACGCATCCTTGGCGAGGAAAAGTTTTTACAAGAAATGGAATGCGAGTTTATGGGATCGGCTGGAACCTTACTCTCCGCCGCAGCCTTAAAGTCCCTTGCATTTGTCAAGCCATTGCATACTTCTGAGAACGGCATTAAGATCTATAACCAACCACTAGAAGGTCACAACTACATCATAGTTGCAGATACCTCTAGAGGCAAGGGTTTAGACTACTCAGCCTGTGTGGTAATAGACTGCGCTATTCCATATAGAGTCGTTGCAACTTATAAAGACAATAATATCAGCCCACTAGTTTATCCATCAATTCTCAAGAAGATGGGTGACTATTACAATCAAGCCTATGCGTTAGTAGAAATAAACGACAACGGGCAACAAGTTGTAGATAGTTTGTTTGAAGACTATGAATACGAAAATATTTTATCCACCGTAGATATTAAATCTAAGATTGCCTTAACATGGGGATATGGAAACAAATCTAATCGTGGAATCAGAACAACAAAGTCTGTAAAGAGACTAGGGTGCTCAATTGTTAAAAACCTCATCGAACAACAAAAATTAATAATTGAAGACTTTGATATTATTGCAGAATTGTCAACCTTTATTGCTAAAGGAACCAGTTTCGAGGCTGATGATGGTAGTCATGACGACCTAGTAATGTGCCTTGTGCTTTTTTCTTGGGCAACAAACCAGTCATTTTTTGCAGATTTAACGAACACAAATCTTAAAGAGCGTTTATACCAAGAACAAATGAGACAGATTGAAGAAGATGCGTTGCCTATGCCGTTAGCTGGGCATATTGATGTAGATGGAAGAGAGTTTGATTTTGTGTCTGGTGGTTCAGCATGGAAAGTGGTCGAGCATTAAAAACCCCGATTTACTAAATAAACCGTAGAATTTCTATTCTCCCAGACAGGAGTAAACCCATGGCATTTTTAGTTTCTCCAGGAGTTAACACTTCTGAAATTGATCTTACAACATCCGTACCTGCAGTCGGAACATCAACTGGTGCAACCGTTGGCGTATTCCGCTGGGGTCCAGCTAACACCATTGTCCAAGTCACAAGCGAATCTGATTTGGCACAAAAGTTTTTTGCACCAGACGCAAATACTGCAGGTTCCTTTATGGCTGCAGCAAACTTCCTTGCATACGGCAACGACCTTCGCGTCGTTCGTGTAATTAACCCAACTGTTAGTGCAAATGCATCAAACAATGCAGTTTCAAACACAAGCCACTATGCAACGATTGCAAATGACGAAGATTACTTCAACAATCAGTATGCGGCATCAAATACAGTAGTCCAGTGGGCTGCTCGTTATCCTGGTGCTCTAGGAAATTCTCTTAAAGTTTCTGTTTGCTCTGAAGAAGCATCCTTCTCGAGCTGGGCATATGCATCATTCTTCGATGCTGCACCAAACACATCAAACTATGCCGCTGCAACAACTGGAAACGCAAACCTAAAGGACGAAGTGCATGTCATCGTAGTTGACGAAGACGGTCTCCTAACAGGAACAGCAAATACAGTTCTAGAGCGTTGGGCAAATCTATCAAAGGCAAGCGATGCTCGCGGCGATGATGGTTCAACAATCTATTATAAGGAAGTTGTATACCGTAACTCACAGTGGATTCACTGGCTAGGACATGCCTCTGGTGCAAACGCAACCAATGCATGGGGTCAGACAGTTGCTACAGTAAATGCTTCTGGTGACAAGTTCCACCAGCCAGCTGTTGCTAACTACTCGCTAGCAAATGGCGCCGATGGTTCTGTTAAGCAGAGCGATATGGTAGCTGCTGTTGACTTGTTTGATAACAAGGAAAAGATTGATATTTCTCTACTCTTCACAGGTGACTGTGGCGTTGGAGCAAATTCCGCAATTAATCCAGTAACAGTATCAAACGAATACCTAACAGTTGCAGCAAATCGTAAGGACTGCGTTGCGTTCGTATCACCTGCATACGCAAATGTGGTTGGCTCACAAGCCTCTGTGTCTGCAGTTGTCAGCCACCGCAATGCTCTAACCGACACATCTTACGGTGTGATGGATTCAGGTTGGAAGTATCAGTACGACAAGTACAACGATGTCTACCGTTGGGTTCCACTCAATGCTGATATTGCTGGTCTTTGCGTTCGTACAGATCTACAACGCGACCCATGGTTCTCACCAGCTGGTCTAAATCGTGGTCAGGTTCGTAATCTTGTTAAGTTGGCATTTAACCCAACTCAATCAGAGCGCGATACGCTATACAAGGCAGGTGTAAACCCAGTCGTTTCCTTCCCAGGAGAAGGTACTGTTCTCTTCGGAGACAAGACTCTACAGGGTCGCCCAAGTGCCTTTGACCGCATCAATGTTCGTCGCCTCTTTATTGTTCTTGAAAAAGCAATTTCTACAGCTGCTCGTTCAAGCCTCTTTGAGTTCAACGATGAGTTTACAAGAAGCCAGTTCGTGGCACTTGTAGAACCATTCCTCAGAGATGTTCAGGGTCGTCGTGGTATCTTTGACTTCCGCGTTGTTTGTGACGAAACAAACAATACAGCAGGAGTTATTGACCGCAACGAGTTTGTTGGCGATATCTACATCAAACCAGCAAGAAGTGTAAACTTCATCCAGTTGAACTTTGTCGCTGTTCGCAGTGGCGTAGCCTTCGACGAGATCGTTGGACGCTTCTAATAAATAGAATAGGATAAAGTCAGGAGAATACAATGGCTTTTAATGTATCTGAATTTCGTTCTCAAATGCAGTTTGATGGCGCTCGCGCTAATCTCTTTGAAGTCGAGATGAACTTTCCATTTTTTGCGCTACCAGGGAACGCAGCAAGAAAGCTGCGTTTCGTTTGTAAAACTGCTCAGATCCCAGGATCTACAGTTGGCGTAGTACCAGTACAATACTTCGGTCGCGAAGTAAAGTTTGCTGGCAACCGCACATTCGCAGATTGGACAGTAACCGTTCTAAACGATGAAGATTTCGTAGTCCGCAACGCATTCGAGCGTTGGATGAACGGAATTAATTCTCATCGCTTTAACACTCGCTCCGCTTCTGCTGCAACGCCAATTTCTTATGGTGTAGATGCCTTTGTTAAGCACTATGGCAAAACAGGCAAACTTATCAAACAATACAAGTTTATTGGCATGTTCCCAAATGACCTCGCACCAATAGATCTCGACTGGGGTAACAATGACTCTATCGAAGAATACTCAGTGACTTTTGCATATCAATGGTGGGAAGCAGCTGCCGAAAGCGTTGTTTGATCATTCGGGTTACTATTTTATCATGGAGTTAACTTATGGCAGGAATTAATCTATTTGGATTCCAAATAGTTCGTGCTGGTCAAACAGAGCAATTACAACCAGCAGTTACTGCACCAACTACAGATGATGGTGCAGTAACTGTTACTTCTGGTGGGTATTTCGGCACGTACTTGGATCTTGATGCTACATTTAAAAACGAAAACGATCTTATCACTCGTTATCGTGAAATGGCTATGCAGCCAGAACTTGAAGCAGCAATCGATGATGTCGTCAATGAGTCTGTTGTTCATGACGAAAAAGGTAAATCCGTAACAATTATTCTTGACGATCTAGATCAGCCAGACAATATTAAAGAAATGATTCGCGCAGAGTTTGATGAAGTTCTGCGTCTATTAGACTTTTCTAACAACGGTAATGATGTTTTTCGCCGTTGGTACATTGATGGAAGATTGTACTATCAAGTTCTAATTGACGAAACACAACCTAAACTTGGTATTCGCGAACTAATATATCTCGACCCTCGCAAGATTAAAAAGGTCAGAGTTATAGATAAAAAGAAAGATCCAAGAACAGGCATTGAAGTTGTTACAGGCTCTCGTGAGTTTTATATTTACAATGATAAAGCAACCACGCTAGGTCAAACCTTTGTTTCATCACCAACAGATGCAGGAGTAAAGATTGCTGCTGATGCTGTTGTAAATGTAAACTCTGGTTTAATGGACCCTAAACGCCAGATGGTACTGTCTTATCTACATAAGGCAATCAAACCACTTAACCAGCTTCGTATGGTTGAAGATGCTATCGTTATCTATCGTATCTCTCGCGCACCAGAACGCCGCGTGTTCTATATCGATGTCGGTAACATGCCGAAGATTAAATCAGAACAATATCTTCGCGATATTATGACAAAGTTCCGTAACAAGGTTGTTTATGATTCTTCAACTGGCGAAGTCAAAGACGATCGTAAGTTTATGTCAATGATGGAAGACTTTTGGATTCCACGTCGCGGTGAAGGCAAGTCAACAGAGATTACTACGCTACCAGCTGGAGAAAATCTTGGTGAACTTGCTGATGTTAAGTATTTCGAACAAAAACTTTACAAGTCATTAAATGTTCCTGTTTCAAGACTAGAATCTACTACAGGATTTACACTTGGCAGATCTACAGAAGTAACACGCGATGAATTGAAGTTTATGAAGTTTATTGAACGACTTCGTGACAAATTTTCATTAATGTTTGATGAACTCATGGAGCGTCAACTTGCATTAAAGGGCATTTGTTCGGTAGACGAATGGAACGAATTAAAGCAAAAGATACACTACGACTTCTTAAAGGATAACAATTTTGCAGAACTAAAGGCATCTGAACTATTGGCAAACAGATTGCAGGTTATGCAACAGATTGATCCATATGTTGGTGTATATTTCTCGAAGGATTGGATCCGCAAGAAAGTATTGAACATGAACGAAGAAGAGATTGAAGAAATCGCAAAACAGATTGAATTAGAAAAAGCAGAAGAACCAGAACCTATTGAGGTTGGTGCTGCACCTGGTGTTGCTGAACCACAACCAACAGCAGCACCTCAAGCAAATGATATTAATCAAATGTTTAAATCACAACTAACTAAATAATTGGAGATATTATGGATACCGTAGAATTAGTAAATTTAGCAATTGCTGGCGATAAAGATGCTCTAGAAACAGCATTCAATAACGCTATGGCTGCTAAAGTTACAGACGCTTTAGAAATTAAAAAAGTAGAACTCGCATCTAACCTATTAGGCACAGAAGAAACAGATGAAACTACAAACGCTACGATCGAAGCTGACGGAACAGATGGATCAACAGACATCCAGCATGAACCAACAGCAGAAGAATCAGCAGACACAGAACAGAACTAACGCGCAGCGTATTGCTCAGTTAGTTAGAGCTGGTTTGATGCGAACCAGTGAGTTGCCTGCACTCAAACTTGCAATGGCGCGGCACGCTAAAGTTGGTGATGTTGCAAAACTACCAAAAAATCAACGCGATGTATTAAATCGTTACTATCAATCTACAGCATCAGCAGCTCTTGGTTCTCAGCAATCAACAACTGCTGTTCGCCGTAATATTATGAATGGTTACGAAATTTCCCGCGACGATTATATTAGCGAAGCAACATTCAGCGATCCTCCTATGATGCTCATATTAAAGCGTCAAGGAATTAGAATTTTCCCTGACGGTAAGCGTGTTGCATTGTATAAGAACGAAAAGCTCGGGTTGTCATTTACAGTGCCATATTCTTCAACTGGACCAGAACAAGAATTGACTGGCGTTTCTGAAGAAGTTGAAGATGTAATGGAAAGCCTAGATCAAGTTGCAAAATATGCTCAAGAAGAATCGCCAAAACAAACAGCTCGTCATATGAAATTTGGTGACGGTTCTAAACTTAAAGTCAGTCATGGTGCAGCAAAAGCCATTCATATGGTCCATGGTGCATTAAACGACGAAAATAAAAAGAAGTTTGTTGAAATGCTTAATACTCCAAAGGGATTTGAAAAGGCAGCACACTTTTCCTTGAGTAAAGTAAACTTTTCGATTGGTGGTAAATGAGCAGCATCTTCTCAGCCATCAAAAATATTATTGTTGAGGCGGTAAAACGCAATCGTAATGTTGTGCGCATGGGTCGCACAAAACTTGTTCGTGCTCGTGTGCGTACAGTTAAAGGTAAGGTTACAGTGCAACGCAGAAAGAAGTTTTCTGCTGTAAAGGGTTATACAATTCGTGGTGGTAAAGTTACTCGTATGACTTCAGCTGAAAGACTAAAAAGAAGAATTTCGCAGCGTAAGGGTAAGATTAAGCGTAAAGCAAAAGCAGCAAGAGCATTAATCAAAAGAAAAAGATCAATGCGTCGTAGACAATCACTAGGATTAAAATAAATGAAACTAATCACAGAAACAATCGAATCAGTAAAGTTAATCACCGAAGAAAAGAACGGTGTGAAGACTCTTTACATTTCAGGTCCATTTCTTGTTGCAGAAACTAAGAATCGCAACGGTCGTGTGTACAAAACTGACACTCTTATGAAAGAGGTCAATCGTTACAACGAAGAGTATGTAACCAAGAACCGCGCATTCGGCGAATTGGGTCATCCAGATTCACCATCAATCAATCTAGACCGAGTATCACACTTGATCACCTCTTTAAAGCAAGAAGGTAATCAGTGGATCGGTAAGGCTAAAATTCTTGAAACACCAATGGGTAAGATCGCCAAGTCCCTTATGGAAGGCGGTGCAACTCTTGGTGTATCATCACGTGGCATGGGTTCACTTAAAGAAGTGAACGGTGTTAATGTGGTACAAGACGATTATTATCTAGCCACAGCGGCAGATATCGTAGCGGATCCGTCCGCACCAGGGGCTTTCGTTCAAGGCATTATGGAAAATAAAGAGTGGGTGTGGGATAATGGTAAGGTCAAAGAAATTGATGTTAACGCATATTATGAACAAATTAAGAACGCAAAGCAAAAACAAATTGACGAAATCTCATTGAAGATCTTTGAGAATTTTGTGTCAAAACTTTAAAATTTATAAATATATTTACTTCTTTAGGAGTTAACTAAAATGACAAAGTCTCTATCAGAATCTGCTGCTGAAATTCTCAAAGCATCACTTGCATCAGCAGGTAAGGAACCAGCCGCAAAACTTCCAAGCGCGGAAGAAGACCTCGGCGGCGAAACAAACGAAGTGCCAGACGGCGGCGATGTCGGCAAAAAGGCAGCAGCTAGTGTAAAGCAAGCAGCCAAGCCAGGACAAAGCGGCGCACCATCTGAGCCAATTAAGAAAATGGCTACAGAAGAAACAGAAGAAGTCCTTGACGAAAAGAAGGACTATGAAGAAGAAGACGACGAAGATGAAGAAGAGAAAGAAATTTCTGAGGCAGAACTAGCAGAAGCCAAGAAGAAAATGAGAATGGACATGGTCGCCAAGCACAAAGGCTCAATGGCTGAAGATGTCAATGCTCTTTTCAATGGTGAATCACTTTCTGAAGAGTTCCGCGTCAAAGCAACAACTATCTTCGAAGCAGCTGTTCAGTCTCGCGTAGAAAAGATCGTTGAGGATGTTATTGCCGACAACGAATCAATTCTTGAAGAAGCAGTTGAAGGAATCAAGGCAGAGCTTGCAACACAAGTTGATGAGTATCTCAACTATGTTGTCGAGCAATGGATGGAAGATAACGCAGTAGCAATTGAGTCTGGTTTGCGTTCAGAACTAACTGAAGACTTCATCAACGGTCTAAAGAATCTATTCGCAGAGCACTATATCGATCTTCCAGACGAGAAGCTCGAAGTTGCTGAATCACTTGCAGAAAGAGTTGTTGAGTTGGAAGAAGCGTCAGCTGCTCGCGATGAGCAGTTCGTTGCTCTTTCAAAGGAACTCAACGAAGCCAAGAAAAACGAAGCAATTCGCAAGATTTGTGAAGGTCTAACCGAAGTACAAGTCGGCAAAATGAAATCGCTCGCAGAGGGCGTGGAGTTCACCACAGAGGGTGAGTTTAATAATAAGCTCGCAGTTATTCGCGAGAACTACTTCCCAACAAAGAAAATCGTGAGTGAGGTAAAGGTTTCTGAAGAGACGTCTACAGAACAACCTGAAGTAGTTGCTAATGGTATTATGAGTCATTATGTTAAGGCAATTTCCAAATCACTACCAAAGTGATATTTTTAACTTGAACGGAGAAATCTATCATGTATCTTAACGAAACACATGCAAAGAAGTGGGCTCCTGTTCTTGATCACCCAGAACTCCCAAAGATCAGCGATCCATACAAGCGCGCTGTTACTGCCCTAGTTCTCGAGAACCAAGAACGTGCTCTACACGAAGAAGCTGCCAATATGGGTCGCTTGTTTGAAGCAACGCCAATTAACGTCGCTCCAACATCACCATCTTCAGGCAACATCCAAGGCTTCGACCCAATCCTAATCGGATTAGTTCGTCGCGCACTTCCAAACCTTATGGCTTATGATATCTGTGGCGTGCAGCCAATGACAGGTCCAACAGGACTTATCTTCGCAATGCGCAGCAGATATTCAGCCCCAGATGGTGCAGAAGCATTCTACAACGAAGCCAACACAGTATTCGCAGGAACAAACGGCAATGGTACAGTTGCAAACGCAATTGTCAACCTCAGCCAAAACGTCGCTGCAATGACAATGGCTAACACTGGTACTGGCGATACTACAGCAAACTTCGAACCGAAAGTCATGGCAAACATGGCATTCTCAATCGAAAGAGTGTCTGTAACAGCCAAGACACGTGGTCTACAGGCTTCCTACACAATGGAACTTGCACAAGACCTCAAGGCAATTCACGGTCTCGACGCAGAAACAGAATTGACAAACATTTTGTCAACTGAAATTCTTGCTGAAATCAACCGCGAAGTTGTCCGTACAGTCTACGCAACAGCCAATGTTGGTATCCTAGGCGCATCTTCAGCTGTCTTCAATCTATCAAGCAACACTGATACATCAGGTCGCTGGCAGGTTGAGAAGTACAAGAGCCTCCTATTCGCAATCGAGCGCGCAAGCAACAAGATCGCGAAGGATACACGTCGTGGTAAGGGCAATATGCTCATCGTTTCAACCGATGTTGCTTCAGCTCTTGCAATGACAGGTCTTCTTGACTACAACTCAGCACTATCAAACAACACCAACCTAGCTGTTGACGATACAGGCAATACCTTCGCAGGTACCCTATTCGGACGCATTAAGGTCTATGTTGATCCATATTCTGTATCAAACTCAGACTATGTCGTAGTTGGATACAAGGGTACATCACCATATGACGCTGGTCTGTTCTACTGCCCATACGTCCCACTACAGATGGTTCGTGCTATTGACCCTGACAACTACCAACCAAAGGTTGGATTCAAGACTCGCTACGGCATGGTCTCAAATCCATTCGCAGGTGGTGGAAACGCAGGACTTAACGGTGCATTGACGACAGATACAAATGTCTACTACCGCAAGTTCGCTGTGTTGAATGTCAACCAGTAATATTATTGCCAATTTATAAAAATAATAAGGCAAGTGATACGGGGGGAGCAGCAATGCTCCCCCTTTTTTTATGCACTAAATAAGTAATCCTTCGGGGGATTCATATGACAGTACTAAACCGCAATCCAATTAACACAGATTTATTGCAAAGTACAAAGTTTCAGGTAAACTTTGCAAGACTACCTGGCGTCACATACTTTTGTAATAGTGCTAATCTGCCAGGATTGTCATTAACTGAAATTCCTATGCCAACGCCATTCGTAGATTTGTATCTGCCTGGAGAAAAGGCAATCTACGACACATTTAACATTACATTTTTAGTCGATGAAGACTTGCGCGCATGGACAGAACTACATGATTGGATTAGGGGCGCGACATTCCCAACAAACTTCGAAGAGTATATTAATCTTGCAAGAACACAACCAAATGCAAATATTCGAAGCGCATACAATCGTCCACCAGTATATTCTGATGCCGCGCTAACAATCTATACAAACAAAAACAATGCAAATTTTAGAGTTAAGATGGTTGATGTTTTCCCAACAACAGTTGGCAGTTTGATGTTTTCTTCGGCTGATAGCGCTGAAAATATTATTACAGCAGATGCAACCTTTAGATTCTCTTACTATAACTATGAGAGAATTTGAGTAGTCCTTTCATCTACTACATAGTCTATTATATTCCATTGTAATTATAGTGTCAAATATTGTTGGGGTTGCTTTTATTGCAGGCTTATAGTACAATATATGATCCTAACACTTATGCCTTTATACTATGGAAACACCACCACTTGAAGAAATAATGCGACAGTGGGAAAAAGACAGTAATGTCGATTCGACTGAGCCTGGTAAAGAAATTCTTCGCATCCCACTTTTGCACAACAAGTATAACAAATACTTGTCATTACACACGCTATCTGCGCGCAAGTGTTCCTTTGAATTTGATAAAACCAAAAAACTCAAATGGATGTATTACAATGGCAAACTCGACCAAGAAGAACTTGATAAACTTGGCTGGGAACCATTTCGTTTCACACTCAAGTCGGACATTGCTGTGTATATTGATGGCGATGATGACCTGAATAAACTTAAGCGCAAGAAATCTTATCATGAAGAAACAGCAAAGTATTGCGAAAATGTTATGAAAGAATTGAACGCTAGGACATATCAACTGCGTGCATTTATGGACTGGGAAAAGTTCATTCAGGGTGCTCGTTGATGTGTGATGTGAAGGTTGAAAAATTCAATAACATCTATGCACAGGTTAATGCTGATGATGGCATCTTGCAAGAGATGTCAGAATTTTTTACCTTCTCAACTCCAGGTTATCAATTTTCACCTGCGTTTAAAAGCCGCCACTGGGATGGAAAGATTCGACTTCTGAATCTAAAGACCAAACAGATCTATCTTGGTTTAGTTCCGTATATTAAAAAGTTTTGCAAGGACA